GTGCTTATTTCACTTTTCTTGATTCCTGACTTAGCAGACATTTTCAAAATCATTGCATCGACAGTTTTCTCCGGTACCTGATCATCTGTCCCGGTTACATCGTTTGCTATGTCTTTCTTTGTCTGAATAATATCCCATATCGATTCATCAATTGTATTTTTTCCAAGGAAGTAATAACAATTCACACTATTCTTTTGACCAATACGGTGCGCTCTATCTTCCGCCTGCTCGCAGTCGGCAAACGTCCACGGGAACTCAACAAAGGCAACACGGCTGCTAGCTGTCAATGTAAGACCTACCCCTGCCGATTTATAATTACAGATGATAAGGTTACATTTCGGATCATTCTGAAACCGATCAACAGCATCCTGTCGTTCCTGGCTGGTATTGTCTCCAACGATGGTAACTGCATTAGGGAATACTTTCTTTATCTCCTGTACAACCTCTTTGAGGAAGGCAAAAACAATTAGCTTTTCACCGGAATCTATTATGTCTTGGATGAACTCAACAGCTGCCGATATTTTCCCTCTAGCTGCAATTTGTCGGAGTTTCTGCATTTGTACCATCACTTTACCACGTTCGGCCCGTCGTAACTTTTCATCATCAGCATTTTCATAAGCAGCTAAATAACTAAGCAGATCATGTTCTGCATCCTGATATTCTTTTCTGTTTGTGATATCCACATTCACAACCTGACGCATCTTATCCGGCAGCTGATCCAAAACCTTTGCTTTCTCCCTCCGGAAGAAACCGGTATTCCATAATCGCCAGTTTAGCATCTCCAAATTACTTGCCTGCCGTGGTCCCTGCATAAAGTTTGCTTCAAAACTCTTATATCCTCCGAAATCATCCAAACGATTCATAATCTTTAATTGCTGGATCAGGTCACCCGGACCATTGATCGAAGGTGTTCCTGTGAGCAGGAAACGATATTCCTTTCCCTGGCATAACTTGTAACAAATCTTTGATTGCTGTGTCTTACTTGACTTACATCGGTGGCTTTCATCAATGATCACACACTTAAACAAACTGGCTACCGGCTTTAGCTTAATCGACCGGGTTACACCACCGGCAAAGTCTTCAACAAAAAACTTTTTCAATGATTCATAATTCGTAATGAATACATCACAGCATCCCATTTCGTAATACCGGTGCCAGTTGTTTTTATTCCGATCATCAAGGATAATCGCATCTTTTCCTGTGAATTTCTTCCATTCCCGTTGCCAGTTGATCTTTAGACTGGCGGGACAGATCACCAATACCGGCCATGTTTTTGCTATAAAAGATGCACCGATAGCCTGAAGGGTATTATGAGTTACCACAAATTCATCTGTTAAATACAGTTCATCTGGAGCATCAACCTTGATGCACCGACACTCTTCCTTCCTATCCAGTTCTATATTCTCTATATAACGTGAACAATAGTTACCTCTCTGGATTTTATATCGCTCAGCTTTACGCACTGTACTGAATGGATTAAACCGCGTAGTAATTATGACCTGATATTCGATAGATTTTCCTTCATTCATGCGATCATATTCCCTTATATGAGCCAAGCCACCTAACGATTGAACCAGCTCTACAACATTATCACATAATTTGCGACTCATTGAGTGATAGATCATTCGTGCCCTTCCACTTGTGATAGACCCATCTGTATCCATCAGACCACGAAGTAACTCAATACGCTGTTCTATATCACCATACAAGTATTCGTTAGGTATAAACTTATCTTCTGATTTGACATCAATATTCAAACGACGGATCTCGGCTAAAAAATGATTCACATGCTTACCATCCGAATTACATATACAGTATCTTGGACAAGTAGCAATATTATCGCCTCTTAATCGCATGTAATCAGGAAGAAGTTTTTTTATCTTTTGGTGAATGTCACTGTCAATATCAGGATTACTGAGACAAACAACACCATTGCATAAATTTCCATCACCAATCAAAGCGCCAAGGATATATGGATGTATTATGTAATTCTTATGCGGATACTTAACCGGATCACACACAGGAATTTCCCAGCGTAATATTGGCTTACGACCACTTGCTTTGCGGCTTGGTGAAATATTCCATCTAAGTCCTTTTTTTAAAATATCCTCCGTACTCATCGTCTTCCATCCTTGATTACGTTTTCTCATATTCACATCCCTGACATTCCACAAATGCTCAAGACCTGCATAACATACAGCACCATCATTGAATGTAAACCGATATACATCTTTTACTCCATGATCGAATATACCGGTAACATGATAGACATTTCCATCCCGTCCAAATAGCTCATCTCCTGCCCTTAAATCCCCCATCTTCCGAAATCCCGATGGAGTGGCAATTAGTGCACTGTAAGGTTCCATTTTTCCTAAACCTGGTTGATCCCCAAAGAAACACCGCTTTTTCTGTAAAGCGTAGGCAATGCCTTGTTTCTGATATGGGAAAGGTTCTATCTTTAACCCATGTGGTGAAATTAATTCCGGCATCGGAGGGAGCGTATAATGAACGTCCGGCCTTGAAGCCTGAGCTCCTTTTTGTACGCTTTTCTCATAGCCATTTTTCACAGCCCAGTTAGCAAAAATGTCGACATAGGCCTTTTGAGTATACTTTCCAGGTGGATAAAAACTTTTAGGTATCACCCACATATTTAGTTTGCTGTCAAACTTCCGTCCAGGAATACGTTTAACAACATCAACCATTAGCGGATGATACTTAAATTGCAGGAAATAATTCTTTTCGTCTTCTTGGATTAACATGCAGCTGCAGTTGCAAGAGGTTCACTTTTCTGTTTACGTCCTCGCTTCGGTTTCTCAACTGTGATTGGAGTAACCACTCCTGTATCCGTATCTACCATTTTTCCAGCTTCAAACGGAGCGTCCGGCACTGCTTCAAAGTCTAGCGTCGTTTGAGTGATAGCAAATTTTTGATTGAACAAATATTCTTTTACTTCATAAATCACTGCCTGTACAGCCAGGTTCAATTCATTAATGTAAGGATATTCAAATTCACTATCCGATGATTCCAACGCCTGAGCTGGAGAACTGAAATCAACTGAACCACCAATTTGAAGATACCGTTCACCCATCAAAATGACCGTATCGGTACTACTATCATTCTTTCCCATTTTGATACCGTAAACATCAGCATTCTTAAAATCATCGTCGTCACC